CCTGAAAACCAGATGAACTATACGAAATACGTCTTAATAAAAGAGAAGCGATATGTGGTCGCAAAAGAAGTAGGCAATCGGATCGACTGCATTGAGATTGAAGGAAACGGATTAAACAAGAAAAATGTCGTGAGTCTTCAGAAGAACAGAACCGAGATATTATTTAGCACTGAATTACCATGTGGGAAGAAACGATTGTCACAACAAGGAGCGGAAGTTCAGCTAACAAGCATTAATTCAGGACTAGAGGCAAAACACAGGAAGGAGAAAAGAAGTTATTACTGCGCCAACTGCAAAAGCTTTCACCTAACCAGCAAAGAGATTAAATACTAATGAAAAAGAAAATCGACACGAAGACCGAAAAAAGCAATACCCGCTGGACCCATGAGGAGATCGAGTTTATCCGCCAGTATTATGGCCGAGTAAAGACCGATTCAATCGCCTTGGCTCTTAATAGATCAGCAATCGCCGTCTGGCAGCAGTGTAAGATCCAGGGCTTTAAACTGGGGGAACGGATTTACCAGACGGAGCAATTAATTGTCACATTCAACGGCCAACAACACAAACTGCAATGCTTCCAGTACTCGCGAAACGAGAAAGGCAACGTGGTGGACAAAACGGTGGTGCGAAAGAAGATCGGACGTCCTCGTAAATACAAACTAAACCTAGAAACCAAAACCTCAGAAGCGATGAGCGCACACCGACGCAAACCGGATTTAAAACCCAAACGCATGAACCCGAAAGTACAGGAGAAAGAACTGCAGGAGTTCGAAATTCCACAAGGCAAGAAACTAGTTCAAATCGACAAGAAGACATGGGTGTACCGCTAGTTAAATTCAGAAGAATCACGAAGAAAGAATTGGAGGCCAAACGGGTAAAAGGCTACGTACTTTTAATTCCGTAAAACGTAACCTTTAGTTAATTCTATCGTATAAAGAATAGAGCGTAAAATAAATGTTTTTTCAATTGGTTATGGGGAAGGCGGGAGTAAAACCCCGTCTTTTTTTAATTGTAAATAATGAAATTGTAACTCTTTGGCATACAGTTTGTTTTAAAACAGAAAAACATAACCTATGCTATTAGACAACTTACTGAACCATTTACAAGAGTTAAAAGCCATTCACGGCGGCAAGATCCATATTAAGTTAGAGTTCTATAATTATGAATTAGGATACTATGAAGATCAAGCCATCAGCATATTAAAAACAGACGACCAGATCACGATTAGAAACTTTTAAGGATGACTAAAATCATTTATGTAGGCTACGCAAAGCCAACGGCAATCATTCAATCGAATTATATTTCTTCAAACGAATGTTATTTTTATAAAACACAGACCGATCAAATTCAAAAGCTAACCGCATCAAAAGCAAAGAGCGACATCGGCGTCTGGAAGATCAAATACAAATCAGTGAATTAACTATGAACGATAAACAAAATTTTTATTATTATTTACCAGCGTACCTATTAACCATTGCTTTTGTGGTCTTAAAACTATGTAAAGTAATTGCTTGGTCATGGATATGGATAGTTTCGCCTATCTGGATACTTTTTGTAGTAGCATTAGTACTATTGACTCCATTATTTTTCTACTACAAAAAGAAGAAAAAGTAACTTTTAATTAATTTATTTTATATTTGAGTACATGAGTAAAGAGATCACAAAGCCCAGAAGCGAAGAAGTAACGGAGAAACAGAAAAGGTTCTGTGAGGAATACCTGATTGATTTAAACGGTACACAAGCGGCGATACGAGCCGGATATTCTACAACTTCTGCACATTCTACGGCTTCTGAAATCCTAAGTTATCCTAATATTCAGGACTACCTCTCCCAACGGCAAAAGGAACTACAGGAAGCCACAGGAGTTACTCAAAAACGCATTCTAGAGGAATATGCCAAGATTGCTTTCTTTGATATTCGCAACATCTACGACGAGCAAGGTCGTCTATTAACTCCAAATCAATTAGGAGACGAAGCGGCAGCAGTCATATCAGGAATAGATGTGTTTGAGGAAAAAGAATTCGACGGCAGGCAAATGATTCCGATTGGCGAAACCAAGAAAGTAAAACTGCACAGCAAGCTCAACGCACTGGACGCACTCGGTAAACACTTAGGCGTATTTAAGAAAGATAACGACCAGAAACAGACATCGGTAGTCATTACCGGAATGAATATCGTTTAATGATCATCACCTTTAACACCAATGGCAACGACAAACAGAAATTAGTCTGCAAGCATTGGGTAGACTCACTCACTACTGATATCGCCTACGGAGGATCAAAAGGATCTGGAAAGTCTTATCTAGGATGTTCGCTGATCTTTGGCGATGCGTTCATTTATCCAGGCACTCACTACTTCATCGCTCGTAAAAGTTTAACAGCGATCCGAAAATTTACCATTCCTTCCATTCACGAAGTCTTTAAGCATTGGGGTATTACCGACCAAGACTATAAGTACAATGGTCAGGATAATTTCTATGAGCTAAACAATGGAAGCAAAGTCTATTTATTGGATGCTAAGTTCATTCCTTCTGATCCTGAATACTACCGCTTTGGTTCCATGCAAATGACCAGAGGATGGATCGAAGAAGCAGGAGAATTTGAGGAAGAATGTAAAAATAACTTAGCGGCTTCTATCGGTCGTTGGCGCAACGATGAATACAGTTTACACCCGAAGCTATTACAGACCTGTAATCCATCTAAAAACTATCTGTACAGGGATTATTATAAGAAATCCAAAGAACGCACGCTAGAGGCTTGGAAATGCTTTATACAGGCATTGCCGACCGATAACAAGATGTTACCTGCCTCGTATTTGGAAAACCTGAACAACATCTTAACGAAGAACCAGAAAGAACGCCTTTTGTTCGGGAATTGGGAATACGACGACGATCCTTCGGTATTGATGGACTATAACAAGATCGTAGACATCTTCAACAACAACCACGTAAAAGAAGGCGACAAATACATTACTTCCGATTTAGCCCGATTGGGTGGAGATAGGATTGTGATCATCGAATGGAATGGATTCAGAGGCTACGTAAAATGGGCAAAGAAACAAACCTTAGATATCACTACCCGATCTATTGAACAGTCGAGGAATAAGTTAATGATTGGTTTATCAGATGTATTAGTCGACGAGGACGGATTAGGCGGAGGCGTGGTCGATTTTTACAAGTGTAAAGGATTTGTCAATAATTCTAGACCGATGGAGAATCCAGAAGCAGGCAGGGATCAGAAAGGCAACCGGATACCGGAAAACTTCGACAACCTGAAAAGCCAGTGTTATTTTCGTCTCGCTGACAAGGTGAATAAAAACGAATTGTTCTTAGAATGTGAAGACGACAGCATTAAGGATCTGATTATCGAAGAACTGGAGCAGATCAAGCAAAAGAACATGGATTCGGATCTAAAAAAAGGCGTGATTCCTAAAGATAAGATCAAAGAAGTCTTAGGTCGTTCGCCTGACTTTGCCGATACAATCATGATGCGAATGTGGTTCGAACTAAGAATTAAGCGAGATGTATTCTTTTTTTAATATATTTACTACAAAATATAAAAAATGCCTACAAGCTATTTTAAGAACCTGTCCAACGCCGTTTTAGGTAAGAATATAACCAATAGTATAGTCAACCTGTTTAACGAGGCCCTTTATTTCGTTTCGGGCAACAAGTTCACCAACTACGACCCGAAAGGAATTGTCTATGTCGATAAAGGCTATAATTTGAATTCGGTAGTGTATTCGGTCATTAACATGGCGGCGACAAAGGTTAGTAGTGTGCCTACCTTTCTGAAAAAAGTCGACGACAAGAAGACAAAAGCGAGTTTAGATCAGTTACTGCAAACCAAAGGAGTCTTAACGCCGGGAGAGTTTGCTAGAAAGAGACTACTCGAAACAAAAGCCTACAATCAGAGCGAAATAGCCGAACCTTTAGTAAGACCGAACTATTACCAGACCTGGACAGAGTTCTATGCCCTGTGGGAAACCTTCATGATGCTGAACGGGAACGCTTATATTTATATGTTAATGCCCTCAGAAGGGCCGAACGCAGGCGTGCCGATTCAAGTGTTTCTATTACCTTCACATTACGTCAAAATAGTCTTAAAACCGAGTGCCTTCATCATCGACGAAGCGACCATCTCGAAAAATCAGTACTTAGATAATCCGGTGGATTACTACATGTTATTAATCGGGGATCAGTACATCCAGTTTCCGGCTAATTCCATTATCCACAGTAAATACCCGAACCCGAACTACGATTTGAACGGGTCGCATTTATACGGGCAAAGCCCGTTAAGAGCGGCCTTAAAGAATCTGAACATTAACAACTCTGCTACCGATCAGAACATCAAGGCGATGCAGAACGGCGGGGTATTCGGGTTTATTCACGGGACGGACTCGAATCAACCGCTAACGTCAGAACAGGCGCAGGCCTTGAAACAATCGTTGGTAGAGATGGAGCGCGATACCGGGACCTTAAATAGATTCAAGGGCGCATCGGCTCCTGTCGGCTTCACCAAACTCTCTTTAAACACCGACGAACTGAAACCGTTTGAATTTTTGAGATACTCAGCGCAGGAGATTTGCAACGTCTACGCATGGCCTTCTGGATTCTTTGGGGTGAACGGGGAACCGAAATACGACAACGCCGATATTCAATGGCGAATGGCGATCTCGAACCGGATTCAGCCGGACTTGTGCATTTTAGCGCAAGACTTAAACAGCCAGTTCTATCCGAAGTTCAAAAGCATGCAAGGGGTGGTGAAAGTCTGGGATGTCTCGGAACTGCCGGAAATGCAAACGGACATGGAGACGCTCACCAAATGGCTCACGCAAGCGATGGATCGGGGAGTGATCACACCGGAAGAATACCGAGCGGCACTGAAATATCCAGAAACAGGACAGGAGTTTATGAAACAACACTACATCAAGACCGGCTACGAATTACTAGAAGATATTTCTCTAGGTCTAGATGAACCAACAGAACCACAACAAGCCTTAAAACTATGATCGTGAGCTTAAATTTTATTGTCAAAAGCATAGAGATAGTGCAGAAGCCAATAGGAGTGATTCCGATTGCCAAACCCAAGAAGAAACGCAAATGACCGCAGAAGAATGGACCACTCAGCACAAGAGGTACGAGAAGTACGCGAAGCCGATCTTTAACCGTGCGTTAAAGGACAGCTTTGCGAACGTGAAGACGATGATCCCCTTGATCAACTATGAGAACTATCAACAGTTAATTGTAGCGAGCTTCAATTTTGCGCCGATGCAGCAGGCCTATTTGAAAGTCTATACCCGTGTAGGATTGGTGCAAGGGAACCGAATCGGCAGAGAACTGAACAGGGAGCAAAAACAATACTTCCGAACGAGCTTTGAGTCGACCTTCATGCAAAGCATTCTGGAATGGGTGCATACGAATTTAGGACGTAGGATCGTCGACGTGAA